ACCGGAGACTGGATAAGCGACAAATGGAGCGGCTTCAGCGACTGGTTCGACACCTCGGTATGGACCCCGGTAAAAGACGTCGGGATTTCAGCAATCAACATAGCAGCCGGAGCATGGAGCGAAGTAAGAGACTGGATCGGCGACAAGTGGTCGGATTTTTCCGGCTGGTTTGGCGAGACGGTCTGGGGCCCCGTAAGCAGCGCGGCGCAAACAGCAGGCCAATGGGTAAGCGACAGGTGGAACGAAGCCCGGACATGGGTAGGAGACCGCTGGTCGGACTTTTCCGGATGGTTTGAGGAAAGCATATGGACGCCGGTAAAGACCGGAGCGCAAGCCGCAGGCGAATGGGTAAGCGAGAAATGGGACGGCGCCAAGACCTGGGTAAGCGAAACCTGGGGAACCGTTTCAGACTGGTTCAGCGAAACAGTCTGGGAGCCGGTGAAAGGCGCAGCAGAAACAGCCGGAGAATGGCTGGGGACGCAATTTGACGCAGCCTGGACAGCCGTAAGCAACGCATGGGACGGCGTCTCCGGATGGTTTGAAGACAACGTCTGGGGACCGATTAAAAGCGGAGCAACCACGGCCTGGAATTGGGTAGGAGAAAAACTCGGCGGAATAGGCGAATGGATCGGCGACAAGTGGTCGAGCTTCAAAGACTGGCTTGGAGGCTTAGGACAGAAGGGATCGAAAGAAACCGGACTGACCACCAGCCAAGGAAAAGGCAGCATCCTCGAACACGCCCACGGCGGAATCATGACAAAGCCGCACATGGGAATCGTGGCCGAAGCAGGAGCCGAAAGCCTAATCCCTCTATCACCAAGCAAAAGAACGCGCGGCATAGACCTATGGAGGGAGACAGGAGAACTGCTGGGAGTAAGGCCATACGCAGACGGAGGCGTAGTCGGAAAGATAAAACTGGACGACGAAGACATGCCGGTAGCCACCGGCAACAACAGCGGAGGCGTAACAATCAAGATAGACGTCGCCGCAAACCCGGAGTTTACAATAGGCACAGGCAGCGCCGGAGACGACGAGCAAATCCTCACCGTTCTGAAAGCGCATATCCGCAGCATGGCCGACGACATCGGCGACGAGCTGGCGGAGAGACTCGCCCGCATTTTTGTAAACATGCCAGTTAAAGCATAAGGAGGAGCGCGATGGACATTTACATCACCGATATTAAAAGCGGGACGCGAGTGGCGCTGTCGATGCTCCCGGACACCGTAAAGCTCAAGACTTCCGGGAAGTTTCAGAGCTACGACATAATAAACGCCGGGGAAATCAAGCTCCCCAAAGGACAAAAGCTCACAGACATAAGCTGGAGCAACACGATCCTCCCCGGCGCAAAACGGAAGAACGCGAGCTACGTAAAACGACAGCACTGGAAAGCGCCCAACGAGATCATAAACACTTTAGAGAGCTGGAGGAAGAACGGCACCCGCCTGAAGCTGATGGTTACAGAGACTGTGATAAACCACGACGTATACCTGGACGCTTTCACAGCGGAGGCCACGGGCGGAGCCGGAGACTACAAATACAGCATTTCATTTATCGAGGCAAAGGACATGATGGTTTATACCGTCAGCGAGCTCGGAATGCAGCCTGTCTCCCCCACCAACAGCAACGTAAGCAGCGGAACCCGACCGGAGCCGCCAAAGGCAACCACCTACACCGTGACCAGCGGAGACAGCCTGTGGGCAATCGCGAAGAAATACCTGGGCAATGGAAATCGCTACATGGAGATTTACAACGCGAACAAAGTGGCCATAGGCAGCAACCCGTCGCTAATCAGGGCGGGACAAGTATTTACAATTCCAAGTTAGGAGGCGAGGAACAATGATAGACATTTCAAAAGTGAAGTACCAGCTGATCCTCGTCACCGAAGCGGGAAAAGAGATAGACATCACAGGAACGACCGAAGACCTGGGCTGGGAGGAGGGCGAAGTGGAGCTGGCGCTTCGCATTTCCTTCTCCATGGCCAACATCAAGCACGAAGGACAGCTTTTATCAAGCATAGCAAAGCCGGGCTGCGTAATCGCAGTAATCGCAGACTGGGGAACCGGGAAGGAAGAAGTCGCTCGCGGCAAAATATCCGAGTGGGACCCCTTGTTCAGCGGAGGCGGCAACATCATCTACATTACAGCATACGACGACTTAATCAACCTACAGGGCAGCCAGGACAACCGCTACTACAGCGCAGGCACCGGCACCAAGTCCGCGATCACCGGGATATTCAACGACTGGGGAATCCCGATCGGAGAATACAAAGGACCGGACGTCGCCCATGCAAAAACGCTGTTCAAGGCGGAATATTTAAGCGACATAATAATTCAGCTGCTCGATGACGCAAAGAAAAAAGGCGGAGCGAAGTGCTTCGTCCGGAGCTCCAAGGGCAAGGTGAGCGTCCTGCCCGAAGGAAACAACACAACGATATACCACTTTGACGAGGACAAGAACGTGGAGATCGCAAGGGACATGATGAGCATAACCACCCTCGTGACCCGGGTAAAGGTCGTCGGCAAAGAAGACTCGGAAGGAAAGCAGGCCGTGGAAGCCGTGGTCGATGGATTGACTAAATACGGCATACGGCAGCAAATCTACGTCCGGGACGAAGACGACACCCTGGCGACAGCCAAGGCTGCAGCACAGGAAATAATCGACGAGATGGGAAAGCCGGACCAGGTCCGCACCGTAAACGCGCCAGACGTCCCCATGATCCGCAAGGGAGACCGCGTCCACATTAAGGCCGGAACCCTGAACGGATACTACATCGTAAAGGCGATATGGCACGACGCAGCGGCCAAGACCATGTCCATGGACATAAAGCCCATGGAAGAAGCGAAACCGGCAGCAAGCACGCAGCAAAGCGCAGCACCGGCGACGGCATTCAAGACCGGAGACCTCGTCGAGATAATCAGCGCAGCAGGCGACTACTACCCAGGCAGCGTAAAAATTCCGGGATGGGTAAAGCAAGACTACTACCACACCATAACCCAGACGACCTACGGAGGGAAAGAGGTCGTAAAGGGCGGAGTGAAATGCATGCTGCTCGGGAAGAAGCAGAAAAAGAGCGGCGGCAGCTCCATAGCCGGAATCAATACATGGACGAACGTCGCTCACCTAAGAAAAGTATAAGGAGGACACGCCATGAGCGGAAGCGGCAACCCAGGAATGAGCAAGCTCGGAAAAGTCCTCCAGGAGCGAATGAAGGCGTGCGGAGAATCCCCCCTCCTGCTTGACTTCGGAGCAATCCAGAGCGACATGAGCCTGCTCACAAACACATACCCAATACCAATACCAAAAACGGACTATACCGTTTGCAGACAGCTCACGCTGGGCGCCACAGGTGCCGTTTTAACGACGACACCGACCGGAGGGATACATTCACACGGACCCAGCGGAGAACACGCACAGGAGAGCGGCACAGGCTCCCACAGCCACATAGATGAGGGAAGCCATAGCCACAACGTGCTCATACCGGAGAAGATGAGGAAGCTGAAGCCTGGCGACCGAGTGCTCGTGGCATGGGTACAGAACGAGGCGGTCGTGGTTGATATTATTCTGCTAGCCGCGTCGATTTAAGGAGGACACGGAAATGAAAAACATAAACCAGTTATACCCCGTATTCGATGTCCCGGAACTCGTAACGACAACCGCAGCAGAAGAACAGAAATACAAAGGCAGCGTTTATTTTGATTACAGTATCGGCGACTTCAGACGCGACGGAGCAGGAAAGATGACCGTCGCAGAAGGACGAGAGGCATACGCGCAATGGTGCGTAAAAGTCGCCATGACGGAACGAATGGCGCACCTTTCCTACAACAGCGACATCGGAACAGAAATGAAAGAGGCGCTGGCGCATTCAGACATTGAGGCCGTCAAGTCTTCCATAGAGCGAACCATCACGGAGGCACTCATGGTTAACAAGGCGACCGAGTACGTCCGGAACTTTGAATTCACGAACTCCCCAGGAGAACTCAAATGCGAATTCACGGTCAAGGGCAAAGAGTGGGAAGAAATACGCCTCGCGGCCTACTACAAAACGTAAGGAGGTGAGAACATGGCAAGACCGGAGTTTATAGCACCGGCGTGGATGGAAGGGCAAGACAGCGAGACAATCCACAAAAGAATGATGGACATGCTGCCGGAGGACATCGACGACACACAGGCCGGCTTTCCTTGGGACTTTACCAAGCCAACCGCCAACGAGAAGGCGGAACTGCTCGAATTCGAGCTAATGGAAGCCATCAAGCTCATGCACCCCATGTGGGCATATGGAGAATGGCTCGACATTCACGCAGCGGAAGTAGGACTGACAAGGAAGGCGGCAAACCAGGCATCGGGAACCGTGACAGTAACCGGGATAACCGGAACAACGATCCCTGCAGGTTTTATCTTTGCAGTACCGGCAACAGGCGGAGCCGCAGCAATCGAATACGAAGTAATAACCGACACGGACATAGACCAAAGCGGCACAGCAGACATCCTGGTCAAAGCAGTAGAAGCAGGCACGAAAGGGAACGTCGCGGAGGACTCAATCGTGATCATGAAGACCCCAATCAAAGGGATAACCGGGATAACGAACCAGGCGCCGATCACCGGAGGAACAGAGGAAGAATCAGACGACGACCTCTGGCAGAGGATAGACGACGCGAACGCCGGAGCCGGTGAATCCTTCGTCGGGAACGACTCGGACTACAAGCGATGGGCAGAAGAAGTGGACGGAGTCGGTACAGCACTCGTTATACCAGAATGGCAAGGACCCGGAACGGTCAAAATCATTCTGCTTGACAGCAACGGAACGGCAGCAAACCCGACGATCATCGGGGAGGTTTACGAATACATCGTAAGCCCAGGAGACCGGATAAAGCGCAAGGCGCCGATAGGAGCCACAGTCACGGTAGACCGACCCAACGAGCTCACAATCGACTACGCGTTCACTCTGCAGCTTGAAGCTGGATATGACCCAGGAACAATAGAAACCGCGTTCAAAGCAGCAATGCTGAAATATTACGCGGAGGCCAAGGAAGAAAGCGTCGTGCGCTACACCCGAGTGGCGGCTGTTCTCACAGGCATCGACGGCGTCATAGATTACAGCAACCTAACAGTCAACGGCGGCGCGGCCAACATTCCGATAGATGACGACGAATACCCGGTAACGGGAACCGTCACGGCATCTTAAGGAGGTGGAGCGATGAATATACCAACAACCGAAACAGGCAAGCGAATGATCGCCAGCGTCTCCCCTATTTACGACAAAGCATACACCGCGAGATGGCTTTTTGAAATCATGGGGATAGAGCTGGAGGAGGCGCGAACCTACATCGAGGAACTAAGATACCAGGCTTCACCGGAGACGTCCACATGGGGACTTTTCTACTGGGAGCAGAGGTATCACATACCAACGGACGAGAACCTCCCGCTTGAAACAAGACGGCAAAAAGTAATGTCGAAGCGCTGGAAATACGCGCCCATGAACCCGGCAAGACTTGAACAATACATCACCCAGGCAAGCGGAAGGACAGCAGAGGTCAAAGAACACAACGACGAATACCGGATAGAAATCATAATCAACGGCGCTGGCTTATTTGAATACCAGAAGACAATGGAGCTGATCCGGAGGGCGAAACCGTCCCACATAGCGACGGAGATCGTCCTGGAGAGCAGCTGCGACATTCGAGTGCGGCCAGAAGTAGAGAGGTACCCCTTTCGGTCCAGAATGGCGGGAACATACCCATATCGGAATATACAAGGCAGAGCGCCGGAAGCAGGAATCACAGCGGAGCCTGGCGCTGATGGTTACGTTTTTGAAAGCAGGCTCTGCGGAATGCCTCACCAGAGGCTTTAAGAAAGGAGGAAAACCATGCTCACAGCAGCGGCAATAAACAGCTTTAAAGCACACATTGATCGCACGATCGCATACGCGAAGTACAAGATAGGAGCCACCTACTACCAAGCACCAATCCACAAGCGGGAGGTCTTATCCGACGGACGCGTCGCCGTTTACTTTACGATCAACACCACAGGCGCAGCAACAATAGCAGAGGTGCAGCTTTACGACACAAGCGGGCAGCTCTGGGCAACGAAACCGGAGAACATCGAAGTAGCCAGCGTGCAAAATGGCGTCCTTTACCGGTTCACATTTTCAATACAGGAGGTGTAAAACATGGCATACAAGCGAACTTACTGGCAGGACCACGTGACCGAATACAGCGACCGCTACAATGAAACCCAGAACCCGGACGGGACAATAACCCACACTCCGGTGGAAGGAACAGTCATTCAGCAGGGAACGCCGCAGAACGCGCAAAACTTCAACAACCTGGAGGAGGGCGTATTTGCAGCCGACCAGCTGGCGACCGAAGCGGCAAGGATGGCCAAGGTTAATGCCAGAGAACTGGACGCGGAAAAGGGAGAGAAGGTCACAGTCAACCTGACCAACAGCGCAAACTACCCTTTCAACAACAGCGTCCAAAACATCAGCATAGCGCAAAAGAAGACCAAGACGGACTACTACGTAGACGTCGAAGTGGTCAGCGTAACCGGAGGAGGTGTCGGAGATTTCAGAATTTCCGACAAGCTGCTAAATGGCTTCAAGCTCGCATTCACCGGAGCGGCAACCGCGGTAAGCGTGATTTGCCGAGTGAGAGGAGGCATATAAAATGGCCGCCCACCCAGCAATAGACACATGCGTCTGCTGCGGAGAATACGTCCCAGAAGGACGTCAGGTCTGCCATGCTTGCGAAGCCAACGCAACCAAAAAGGAAGGAGAGGACTATGGCAAACATCATAATCAAGTCGGAAGACAGAAAAAAACGGGAGGCATTCGTCGCCCGTTCATTTGGCGCAAACATGCAAAGCAAAGAACACCGTGAGCACGTCGAGTGCATAGCGGCCAGAACACAGCAAGCACATAGCGAATTAAAAAGAATGGAGGAGCGTAAAAAATGATCATCATTTACAAAACACCGGAAGCGGAGAACCGGCACATCGCCTATGAAACCAGCGGAAACAAAATCACGCTGGGAGACGACGAGCTAACCCTGAACCTTTCAAAGTACGAGCAGGACGACCCGAAGCACATCGACATCTGCTTTGATGCCACAGGCTGCCTCGTGGTAGGCACAGCCACAGGCAGGAAATACGTCGCGGAGATTGACATACCGGCGCGCAGGTACACCGAGGAAGTCGTCGACGAGGATACATCCAGAACGCCGGTACCGTTTGACATCAGCCTGTGCACGCTCACACTTTGGGCGATTGAATAAGAAAAGGAGGATAACACACAATGAGCAATTTTGACGATTTCAGACTTTCCGTCGAGGCGTTAAGCGGCGGAAGCAACACAGTCAAGCTGGAC